TCAAGGTATCAATGTAGCCTGTTAAGTCCATTGTATCCCAACCCCAAATAAAAACAGATACATTTGAGGCTCTTATGGTTCCTATTCTTTGAATTGCACTATCATTAAAGTTGTCAAGCATAATTCCAACTCTTAAAACATTAGAGTTTTCAGCAATGTATTTAATGGCACTTACAGACTCTTGTGAAGCATTAAACCCAATGAATTGCACATTCTTTTCCATTCCGTATTTTTTAACAATGGTTATCAAAGTATCACACTGTGCATTTGTCGGAATGATTTTCATTTCAACATACAATGTTATTCCTGTTTTCTTACATAGTTTCACAACATCTTCAAATTTTGTGATTGGATAATTAATACCTCCGCTTGTGCTGAAATTATATGTTTCGTTGATTGTGTCAAATGTCAATGTGTCAACATCAACAGGACTTGTGATAGTTGTTCCATTTTTCATTCTTGCATTTTTGCTATTGATATTGGCATCGTGCAGGGAAACAGGAACGCCATCGGAAGTGATTCTATAATTACATCTTATTGCATCAAAACCCATTTTGATTGCTTTTTTAAATGCATTAATACTTTCTTTTGGATACCCGTCATTGCTAAAACCCATTCTTGATATGCTATGGATAGCCCTCTTTAGTTAAGCAACCATATACGACTTAATATTGTTAATGGTGGCTTGACTAATTCCGATGCTCAAAAGATAACTAATAATCTTATCATTAAATGTCACCCCATTGAAAGTTTTAATATAACTTACCATAGATACATATTGAGCAAACTTCCTAGACGTATTCGGATTATCGGCCTTATAACTTGCATACGCAAATTCTGTAAGTTCATAATCTTTTGCTATATCGGATTCGCTCACACCTAAAACACCTAGAATCAAAAAAGCAAGTGTTCCAGTTCTATCTCTACCACCTTGGCAATGGAAATATATCGCATTACTTTTTGATAACTTTTCTTCAATTTTTTCAAAAATAGATTTTATTAATCCTTTTGTTATAGTGTCTTTCAAACCTGTATCATATGGTTGAATAGGATAACAATTATAATCAACAAGAGTACCGATAGGCGATTTTGTATTACCAACATCCGTTCTTAAATCAATGTCAGTTTTTATTCTTATTCTATCAAAAAGTTCTTTTTTACCTTCATGTGTTAATTCCACACCGCCTCCGGTATCATCAAGTTCGCAACCTCTAAATAATAATCCATATTTAATTTTACCATTTGGCGTAAGCCAACCACCTAAATCACGAACATTTTTTAATCCGTCAATTTTTAACATATGCACTTGTCCAATAGTGGTAAAACACCCTTCTTTAATTACAATTAAATTGTTGTCAAAATCAGTACCACAAACTTTATAGTAATATGTTGCATTTGGGATTAAATTATATACAGCAAAATCACTTATTCCACAAGGAATATCATATGATTTCACAGCAACTGTATCAGCAATAGGAATTAATTTGTTTGTAGAAATATATAATATTTGATTTTTTATATCTCTATTTAATTTCCATTTAACAACCATTGGAAAACCACAATCTTTTCTATAATAAACAGATGGTGCAGAATATGTACCAACTTGTGTTATTGTGTATTCTTGATTTGTGTAATCAACATCTTCAACAAAATCTCTGACCTGTGGATTATCAATGTTTATATCGGTTAATTCATTTCCAATATTATCCGTTGAACAATTTAACACATAATTATCCAAATAAGGTAATAGATTACCCTCGTTTAACTGCCATTTTTTTATATTAGGAATATCCGAGCCTTTTCCTGTGGAACGAAGTTGAAATCTTAGATGATTAGTGTTTTCAATAGTTGTAAATTTAAAAAATTTTGAAGAATTATTAATGGTGTTACTTGCATAACCTAAGAACCTCATATCTTTGTCATAAAAAATAACACTTAACTGTAACTCATAAGGGATAGATTCACTACCATTTGAAAAGGTGTATTGAGTATTCGGAAGAACATTAATAGTTTCATTTGTTGCCGAATAATTATCATTATTATCAAGAAACAGTTCACCGCCGTGAGAGCCTGTGAGAGGAATGAATGCTCGAGGTAAAAAATTAACATCAAAAATGTTGTAAGTTTTAACATACAAATCTTCCTTTAGCGAAGCAACATCTTCCGTCATTTTTACATAATCTTCTGGAAGTGACTTTGTTAAATCCTCACCTGCTTTACGAATATCTTCAAGGGCTTTATCGCGTTCTGTTTTGATATAATCGTTCCATTCTTTTTCAGTTCCACTAAAAGTTCCTAATCTAATAGCAGTCTGATAAGCGGATTCTCCAATTAATCCTGCGATTGGATTAAATTGTTTTGTTTTTGGATCACGAATTTTAGCTGATCCTAAATTCATTTTTATCATGTATAAATACCTCCTAAATTGTGGTGGTTAAAAATTTTCAATATTTTAGTTGTAAAATTAAAAAGATGCCAAAATGACATCCAAATATTTCCATATTTACCAAAATTTTATCAATGAAATGTGCCTTTCAATCAGGTATAATTTTCCTATCCAGAAAGGAGGTGGAAAAAATGGCATTATATGAGATTAAAAATTACATCAAGTTGCTCTGTATAAGGATTGACCACATCGAAAGCTATGTAGTAGATGAACTCAATACATCTGATGAACAAAAAATAAATGACTTCATTAAAATGTATAAGCATCGTAGAGGCCTAAAGATTCTTATATTCGAAATGTCTGATGAAGCCCACATGATTACATATGAACAAATGCAATGTTTCATACATACGTTACATGTGTTTGATTACATCAGGCAAATCATTGAGAATGAAACAAATAAACTTGTAGTTGTCAATGACAGTGAAAGTCCTGATGCATTGCAAACAGACTCATATTTACATAAGTTATTAGATTTAGGTAAGTAGAAGAGTAGGGCAGGAGAACTTTCTTCTGCCCGTTTTGTTAGTTCACTAAAACCCTCTTTAGTTAATTACTTACCCTCTGGATATTCCTCTTTATACAGCATTTCATATTCTTCCACAGGAAGTTTTCCTTTTTTCACATACTCAATACCATATTCTCTTACTTTATCCTGATATTTCTCAGGAATTGCATCATATGTAATAGTTCCTACGATCAATCTGTTAAAATATACTTTTGCCATCATTTTATTTCTCCTTTTCTTATTCAGCATTCCCAAGTGTTTCAAGCAGTTCGCAGACAGCAATCTCAAGGTCATTGATACGTTCTTCATTGCTTACCACCGTTTCTTTTTTCTCAAAGTCTGATTCAGCCAGACCAAGTTTCTCTATCATTTTCTTCTGCATTTCAGTCATTTTGCTACCTCCGCTAAAGATATTACATATTCCTCTGAGCTTGGTACAGGGATTCTGTAATCATTACCGTTGCTGTTTTTGAACGTCAGTGTACCGCCTACTTCAACTTCAAGAGGTTGTTGGAATGTATCTCCCATAATGTCTGATATATCAATCGTCCTGTCCCCTTTGTGATATTTCTTTTCCACAAAATCAACAAAATTCCCACTCTCTCCATAACCCTCTAGGTCAAGAATGGCTTGTGGAATTGGATATGATGTTTCTTGATTTTTGGTATCTAAATATACAACTTCATTCACAGGTGCGCTCATCAGTTCACCTGCATTATACGGATAATAGTCTGCTGGAAACATAGCTTCGAATTCCTCTGGGGTGGATGGTTCGTTACCTGCGCCGAACATTTGGGTGAGGTCGAAAATATTCATTCGCATCGTAACGTTATCCACGGTTGCCTTGTCGTTTACAAATATTACTGGATTAAAAGCGTAATTAATAATTATTGCTTTTTTTAGTGGGCAAGACCTGCCGTTAATTGCAAAACCATAATTTCCATCAGAATATTTATCGGCTTTAACTAAATATTTATGACCTGATACATATTTAACTGCAAATCCGTATATTAGTACGTCAGCACTGCCGCCATTAGATGTACTACAAGTTCCAGTTATTGTCCACGAACCGTCCTTATTGTTTATAAAAGAAATACCGTTTTTCGTAACAGAATTTTCGTTATTCAAATTTAACTGATTCCAAACAATCGTCTTGCCACCAATACTTTTAATGCTTGCCACTTTCGCACCACTTGGAACCGTTTTCTGGTAAGCCTCCGCATCATCTGTCTGAAATTCATAGCTGATACCCTGATTGAGTTTCCAGAGCGCATCGAGTTTTCTATCAGTTTGTGCAAGGGATGTTTTATCGGCTTTAGATGTCATATCCTCTTTTAGCGAAGCAATCTTTTCATCTCTCTTACCCAGAGCATCCTTAACTTGCCCCAGAGTAGCTAAATTTCCCGAAATTTCAGGTGGGGTAGAACCTAATTTTATTTCATCACTCATATCAATTGCCTCCTAAATATGTAGCAGCATCTGTATTTGATGCAATCTGTGTCTTGGTTTCTAATGCTGTAATTTTTGCCAACAGAGATTGAAGTTCTGTGTAGATTTTTTGGGAACTCCATGTGTCGGTTGTGTTTACTACATTGTCCTTTAACTCTGGAATATTTACTGATTGTTCATCATCAGGATTCACCCATAGTCCTGTACGCTCATTAGTTGGAGCAGTAGTAGAAATCTCCACATCATATAATTTCTGCATAGCATCATAGATTGTATCTACTGCTTTTTTATTTGTATCAACATTTGCAGCCTTGTTAGTTACATCTTTCTGTAATGCTTTATATTCATCTGTAATATCACCATCAACCAAATCAAATAATTTTAACCACTTAGCATCAGTAATTTCAGTATCTTTTGGAATGTCAGTAGTAGCAATATATCCACTACTGATTTTACCAACTTTATTAGTTACAATATCTAATTTTGTATAACTTAAAGTTTTATCCCATTGACCTTTCGGAGTCATAAAAACTTTTCCGAGATTGTTAACCGACATTAATAATCCTCCTTATATTGATATAAATAACCATTTTGTATATAGTAAGCAGATGAATACGTTTCTAACATACCAGTTTCGAAATTAATCCATATGTCTTCAGTTACGTCTAAGGAGTCATCGTCTTCATCTAATTCAATCAACTCCATAACATTTCCATCCATATCTTGAAAACATTCAAAAGACATTGTAATTTCAGCAGGAGAACCATCTGATGAAAATGCAAGATCTAATTCATATTTGGGGCAACATTTATATACGGTTAAACGTAATGCTGATTCTTCACAATCTTCTGTTTTACTTGTGGTAATCATTTGAATAAAATAAGTAGAAAGATAATTTGAGTTACTAAAAGAAATTCGTTTTATCCCATTATTCTTTTTTTCTAAATATCCTACGAAATAAGTTTCATTGGTTTTAATATCTGTTAAATTTTTAGCCGTAAAAGTTTTCCCTATGATAGACCCTTCAATTTCTCTTCCTGTAAAATCATTGTTTGTATATACAAAAACTGTTCCCATAATCGGAGCGTATTTTAATTGTAATTTTCCATCTGTTGTAGCAGTAATACTTTCATTTCGTGTAAGTATTCCATCGGTTGATATACTTCCATTATTTAAAAGAGAGTATATTTTAAAAGGATGAACTTGAAATGTTATACTAATATTCCCTTCTACAGGACTATCAAATCGAACATATCTTGCTCCATTTTTATAGGCATAAATGGAATTAGAAGTAAAACCATATGTGTTTGTATTACAATAATCAACATACATTACAGGAGCTTTTGTATAATAATCTCTAATGTCTAAATCGCAACACATACGATTTGCCATATTTTTGTCCATGATTATTTACCTCATTACTTTCCTGCGTCTGATGTATCTTTTTCATTTTGTTTAATAATATCCCTCAATGTTGGGAGTGCATTATCAATCTGTTCATCAATCCATTTAACAAGTTCCTCTTGATTTACAACTTTTGCAAGAATAGGATATTCCTTATAAATCTCACTGATTACTTCACTACGCTTGATACTTCCTGCCTTTTCCCATTCAGCATAATCTTTTTCTGCTTGAGTAATCAGTTTTAAGATATTTTCGGAAATCTGTTTCTTAGCAATTTCAATTTTCTTGTCTGTGGAAAGTTTTGAATATGATTCGATTTTCTTCCATAGAGCTAAAGCCAAACCAATGATAACTAAGATAGTAGTCCAATTATCATTGATTAAAGATAAGAAGTTTTTGATACCATTTAAAATATCCATACGAGTTCTCCTTGTATTATTTATTATCCAACAGCTTCATCACTGTCGGGTTGTTCATCAACGGTAGAAGAGTAGTCTTCATTTAATGGCATTTCAAATTGACCACGTTTATGCTCATTATCACTCATTTTGAAATAACCTAATGCAGTAGGTATGAGAGTAGTAGCTACTCCAATAAGTGCATACATAAAACTTGTGTCCTCAGTTTTTAATGCCATATATTCAGAGAAAAATAAAATCTCCAAACAAATCACAATGATTGTCCAGAGAACTTTTTTACTTGTCCGTATTTTTTTGAATTTGAATCTACTCTTTTTCATCCGATGAAGTTTCCGTTTCATCGTAATATTTTTATTACGTTCTTTTATTTTTGCTTCTTTCTGTTTATATTCTTGTTCTGTCATTCTGTTTTATCCTCATCTGTTTTCCCAAAAATCTTAACCAATTTTAAAATTTCGCTTCCAGATAAAGTATCATATCTCCCATTAGCATCCTCATAATCAAAAATAGATTCTGGAACTTGATAAATTTTCACATCAACCTCAAGGCTGATAAGTTCTGAGATTTCATTGTTATAATCTTTTATATGACTCTCATCAACTGTGGGGATTCCTAACTTTGAAATAACGAAATTTCCGTCAGAATCTTTTACTAAAAAATCTTTATATGATTCTATAATTTTATTTAAAGACTTTTCATAAAATTGGTTTTCTTTT